AAAATAGAAAAAAAAAAAAAAACATTACTTAATCAGTAGTTTGAACTTTTTGAACATGAACGCCCTCAGTCCTTACAGCACCAAGAATACCAGTTATTTGAACCTGATTAACATTCACAAGATCTGGTCTATCTTTAATTGTTATTTCCATATCCTGAGATAGTCCATAACAAAGACCTCTGGAAGTCATAGCAAAACAATCACGAGTTCCAGAAGCAACCGGAAGTATAGGTACTCTTGCATTAGCAGCAAACTTAATTAAATTAAGTCCGGCAGCTTGAACCATTGATCCTTTATCTACAACAAAATTCCTTGAGAAATCACCGCTGATTAATTCTGTTTCTTTCATCAATGCAGTATGCTCATCACCAGTAATTGCAAATACCATTGCTTCCTCTATGTCGTTTCCAACATCAGCATCTATCCAATTTTGATGAATAGTTAAAAGGTTATCATAAGTAAGTCCACCAGTTGCAGTAACAGTAAATGCACCATCATTAGAAAAAGTAACATCTGTTTCAAAATCTCTCCCAGTTGAAACAGTAGCAAAGAGTGCATCAACACCAACTTTGTCAAAAACTCTTTCCATAGCTTTAATACAAGCTATAGCATATTCACTCTGAGGTTTAATAAGAACAGCAAGAGCATCCATCTTATCAATAGGAAGTGTAACAGCAAATCTACGCCTTGTAATCTTCCTTCTAAGATGATCAATATCATCAAAAACTGTTGCTTGTACTCTACCAGATACTTCTCGTGCTTCCACATCACCCAATCCATCATAAGCAAACACATCCCCAATCATAGGTTTTACCTGTACGAATGGGCGTAATCTTGCTCTGATCTGCTGAGACTCATGCCTCAACTGATCGCTGAATTGGATGATAAGGGCTTTATCAATATTATCATTAGCCATAATATAGTCTCCAATTTAAAATTAAAAAATTAAACAAACCAGAAACTATACCCGACTTAGTAACATCGGAAGTGCCCTAACCTTTATGGCGGTTTAAACCAGATAGTTTGACTATCAACATCGGACTGTTTCCAGATACCCGATATTTTACATTGATAATTTTCCTATTTCTGCATATATTTCTGTTATCTTTTCATTAACTTCTTTATGCTTTGGATGGAAAGCATCAGCTCTTGCTGGATCTTTCATAAGTGCTCTGCCTTTTTCTCTAAGTGCATCAACCCCATCAGCCCCACCCTTACGAAGATTATTATCGTTGATACTATCTTCATCAATATATTTACTCTTAATCTTATCAAGAACAGCCCCCATTATAACTAAAGACTCATTACTCAAATTCTGAACAGCCTCTTCCATTCCTTCTGGAGTATTTTCTGCAAGTAAAGTTTTACCAGAAGCTAAAACTTCATCTACTCTTTCACCTAAAATTTTTGTACTAAGTTCTGCAAAAGCTGCATCCTGTACCTCTCCTTGTGATGCTGCCATTTCTTTCATAAGAGCATCAAAACCTACTTGAAGTTTTGTAGCAGCTTTATCTGATAATTCAGATTCATGAAAAAGTTCTTTAACCCTAGACTCAAATTGTTCATTCCTTTCTTGTCCTTCTGGAATATCAAATGTATAATCTTCAGCTTTTTCAGGCATCCCAGCTGCAATATTAAAAGCAAGCCTATCTTCATCAGTAGTGTTTTCATCTGGAAAATTAATTTTATTTTTTCCAATTAAACCTTGAGCACCATCGAGTTTCTTAAATACATCATCTAAAGATGTTACATCTTTTAAATATGGTTTATCTTTGTAAGCCTCTGGAATAGCAAAATCACCAGTTTCTACTGATGGTTCAGCAGTTGTATGTGCTGGAACAGTTGTTGCTTCACTTGTTTGATGCTGCATAGTTGTTCCACCACTAACTTCACTAATGCTTTCTTCTCCCATAATCTGCCCCTCCTTACTTAAATTCTATTTTTTTTAAATGTTTGTCCGAAATATGTTTACGCATATCTAAATATACACTTCTACGAGCCTCTAAATAAAATGTTGTTTTATCATTCACCTCCCCTGTCTCTGGATTTAAAGTAATAGAATCTTTATACAATCCTAAAAGGTTTAAATAATACTTAAAAAAAGATCTTCCATTTTCAGTAGCAGCAATTTCATCATGCATTGCTTTTATTTTAGCTCTTTGTTCTTTTTCTACTTTAATTCGTTTTGCTTCTATAACTGCTTTTTCTTGTGGTGTTTTTAACTTCATACATTTTGATCAGCATTAGCAGCTGTTGCTTGAGCTTGAGCTAAATTCCTAGCAATCTCTGAACCCTCTCTTGCTGTTTCTATTTCCTGTTGTTTTTGTATAGCTTCATTTCTATTTGTTCTTAATTCTTCTACAATATCTAAACCCCTTATCATTTCTTTAGATGCCCCTGTTAATTCTGAAGTTCTTCTAATAAGAGCATCTATATCTATATTGTCAACTGCTTCTTGATTCAAAGGTACAGTAGCATTAAGCACTTCCAACATTGCTAAATTGCCCTGAACTTCTTCAGCTTGAATAGCTCTCTCAGCTGGAGAAAGATATTTAATTTTAAATACTTCTTCACCTCGTTCTGCTTTCTTTAATATTTCATCAGGAATAATTATAGGTTCAATTCCTTTTGCAAGTAAAGCTGCTTCTTCTTCTGATCCACTAACAACTCCTAATCTATTAGCATCAGTAAGAATACTTACTGTTCTTTCAATAAGATTATTAAACAATTCTGCTTTCTTTCTTGTAAAAAGAGATCCCAAAGATTGGCCACGAAGCTCATTACGGATTTGAGCTTCACCAAGAGTCATGCGAGTTTCGTTATTTAAATCAAGAAGTCTATCAATCATAAAATGATTAGAGATTGATTCCGTAAGTTTATCAATCATTATCATCAAAGGTTGAAGATCTCCAACAGTTGAGATTTCAGTTATAGGTTTTGCAATCCCTGTTCTATTTGCAATATTAAAAACATTAATAGCCCCGGCACTTGTATTAATAGTTGTAGTACCAAGATCACCATCAGCTAATATTGCTAATGGAGGATCTGCAAGTTTTTCAGCAGCAACTGTTACTGCTTCCCATATTACATTAAGTTCTATTATATCCGGGAGAGCAGCCATTCCTAAAGACCTACCTTGAACTTCTCCCATTGCTTTACGCAACCGAGTAACAAGAACAGGCATTTCATCAAATCCACTCTCTCTTAATATCTTCTCTCCTCTTTCTTCAAAATGAATCGAAGCAATAGGCATACTCTTAACACCAAACTTTGTTCGACTTCCTTCTATTCGAGGTTCAATAGCATGGATTACTGTAGCTACATCTGTTTCTTGACCATTATTAAACTTTTCCCGATTCGTAACACCTAAATTTTCTAATCCATATTCAAGAACCATTTGCCTAATAGTCATAGGCTTTTCTGAAATTATTGTATCTACAAAATGGTTTTCATCTTCATCAATATACATCATCTTAACATCCCACGCAACATATCGAATTGGAAGTGCACTTTTCTTTTTAGTCTTAAAAATCCCTAAACCAACCGTACCAAATACAACATCATCAAGACTGAGTTCTGTTAAAGCAACAGATAATCCTGACCGAGAATCATCCATTATTGTATGTGCTTCTTCAGTAATGAAACGCATATACTCTCTATTTTCTTCATTATCCTCTAATCCTCTTGCGAGAATCAATTCAAATGATTGTGAAGCACTAGGCCATAACTGTCCGAGTATAGAAGAAGCTGCTGTCTCAGCTGATTTTGCAGCGGTATTATCAAAAAGTTCTCTAGAAAGAAATGCCCCTTGCTGATTAACCTCAGTAAAATTCTGCTTTCGGTTATTAATAAACTCCCCCAATAACTGATAGTGAGGAAGCCAAGGTTCTTTTCTTTTCTTTAAAACTTCAAGTTTAGCCTTTATTGCACCAACTTTTGTAAGCTCTATTCCATCTGCCATTATTTTTGTATAGCTTCACCAGCAAAATAAAATGCTATGAAGCCCATTATTAATCCAGTTAACCAACTATAAATTACATCAGGAGCAATTTCTCCGGGTTTTAAACCTACATGATTCATAAGAACATATCCAAAACATGCCATAAAGAAAATAGCTATAGCTGCCCTAAAATAAACCCTTATTAATTCTGCTTGATTTATCATTTATATCTTTCTGGTTTATCCCAAATAATAAGTCTTTGTGTTTTAGGATCAAGAGTATAAAATTTACCTTCTTTAGGAACAAGAACATTAAATTCTAAAGATCTATTAAGTATCTCTTTATGTTCTTCAACTGTAGGATAGAGTTTTATAAACACTCCTACAAAAGTAACCAGTAAACCTACAGCAATAGAAGTAAATAATACTTTTTTAAACATTACTCTATTGTTCCACCGATATTACTTGTTAAGATCCATGTAGATCCTGACCATTCAAAGGTTACTGCATCCCCAGCATCATTTAAAATTACATCCGTTCCACCAACATAATTATCTGGAGCAACTTTCAGCCCATCAGTTTCAAGATCAGAAGCAAGTACAATTCTTTTCTGTTGTCCATCAGTACCACCATCGGGAATAAAAAGCCAATCAGCAGATTCCCCTGTAGCATCAGTAATAGCGTAAGTAGTAAAATTAGCAAGTGTTACTGTACCTGATCCAACAAGTCCTGAACTTAAAGTATAAACATCTGTTCCAATTTTAAAGCCACCTGTACTTGAAAAATCAATTCTTGCTACATCAATCTTTTTATCCTTCTTTGCTGAAGCATCATATACAGGAACAAAATCATTTCCACCAGATACTGCTCCTGTAAGTTCATCAAGTTTATCTATAGGGATATTTGTAATGGTATCCCCTCTTGCAAACACATGAGTAACAGAACTAAGTATAACTGTTCCTGTTATCAATCCGGCTAATAATAACTTTTTAAACATCTTTCTTTTCCTCCAATAAAACTATATAAAATTAATTTATACTAAAATTTTCTTTCGACCAACATTAGCCTCTTCCTGTACCCCTCTCGCACCAGTTTTCTTTAATGATATCAAAGCTGCTCGCCTACCTTTAGACAAATCCTTCTTCTTTTCAGGTTCAGGTTCAGGTTCAGGTGGTGGCGGTGGCGGTGGCGGTGGCGGTGGTGGTAGCGGTGGTGGCTTTCGTGGCTCTGGACTAAACCATCTTGACATACTATGTTACCCCCATATATTTACTGTACTTGATAAATTAACTGCCTCATCACTTTTTTGTAATCTTCTTGTAGTTTTAAAAGGGCTTCTCCCTGTAATTTTTTTAAGTCTAACCGCCTTATTCACGATATTAGAAGCTACTGGATATGCGAATGTCAAGATAAAAGCATCCCATAAATCAGGAGATCTTCCTAATATCTTCTTAATGTCTTTCTTAGGCGGTATTTGTATCAATCCATTAGTTGTTTCTTTATAATTCGGGATAGAAGCCATATCTACTTCTAACTCATCATTATCAGGAATAGAAACAGCTTCTGACTCTATCCAATCTCTTGCGAGTATATGCATTTCTGCTCTTTTGTTGGCATACTTATCGTTTTCTATTGCACCTTCATTAAAGAATACTCCTCGAATAATATCGCCAAAACCATCCTGAACTAAAATATCAATAACTCCATAACCCTTCGCAACATCTATAAAAACTTTATTAACCTTCTGTTTTTCAATCATTCTTGCTAACCGAGCAGCAACTGTTGTTTGCCTAATAATCCCTTCTGTCTTTGGATCAAATATAGTAAATGGATAAACGCATCTTCCTCTACGAGGCATAACTACTGTTCGATCCATCTCTCTTCCCATGTCTACACCTAAAACAAGAGGGGCTGTTGCATTATCAAATTTAGCTTTTCTTGCTTTAATAATTGAATCACCATTAACAAGACTTGTTCCACTTGTAACAAAAGCATCCTGTACAGTCATAGGATACTCTTGCCTGAATTTCCATTCTGTTCCAAATTCTTCTATCTTTATTCTACGCCAATAAATCTGCTCAGCATCAAGTCTAAAAGACTCTTTAAGAATTACCTCTTCTTCTGTATATGTAAAATTATCATCTACTGGCCTTCTATATTCTTTCTGCCAAAACCAAGGAATAAAGACAAGCTCATAATCTCCCTCACCTCTCATCGCTGCCATACATTTGCGATGAAACATATTACCCATACCATTAGCTGTAGACTCCAGCAAGATCTCTGTATCAGCAACATCTGCTATAGATTGCATAATGCCTGTTTCGATCCCATC